TAAAACCTGTAGATTTTCAGATTTAGTTGAGAGGATAGCATGAAGAGGTTATTCAAAAAATTTGATAAGTTTATGAAACGAAATCGGTTCCATAAGATTTGTAATAAATTTCTACATTAAAAAAAATACCTTTTTTTTCACAAAAAAGTGTGTTATAATGTATAAATAAAAATGCAGTTTATTTTTTTATTAATTTAGACTGCATTATAGAAGAGTGACCAGTTTACTGGATACCACTCTGAACATCGACTGAAGTAAGGGAGAGTTCTTCGTAAGATAAACAATCCTACTACGGAAGTCACCTCTTGATGGAAAGGTAAGGGAGAGTTCTTCGTAAGATAAACAATCCTACTACCACACAGATTTGAGAGTTTTAGTATGATTTATTATTTTATATAATGAGATCATACAACTTAGTATGATCTCTTTGTGACTTCAAAAGAGCTTTTCGAAGCTCGGTTGCAAAGAGAACATACGCCCTAATGCTCAAAAGAGGTTAGGTATTTTATTTAAACTTGCTTATTAAAGGAGAAACAAATGACTATCTTTGACGATATCTATGGGAGATCATTCCCATTCGCAATTGGGTTCGACAGAACTCTTCAACTTTTAGAAAAGGCTTCAACAGTCCCATCTAATATTTCTTACCCCCCTTACAACATTGTGAAAGACGATGATGAACATTATCGTGTGGAACTTGCAGTTGCAGGATTTGATAAGAAAGAAATCTCAATCTCAAAAGAGGCAGAGATTCTTACTATCGAAGGTAAGGTGGAATCAAAAGATGAACAAGACTTTATTCATAAAGGTCTTGCATCTAGATCATTCAAAAGAACATTTACACTATCAGATGAAATTGTAGTGTCAGGTGCATCTTTAAAGAATGGTATCTTGAGTGTTGCACTTGAGAGGGTGATTCCTGAAGAGAAGAAACCAGTTTCAATCAAAATCTCTTAAAAAACCCCCTATACATATATACAACCTCTATGTTATAATGGAGGTTGTATTCCTATAGGAGAAATATATTATGAACTTTAATATTGAATATGGTACTCCAGTACCTGACGTTACATTCCCTGCCAGAGTTGATGGGGATTGGACAACCCTGAGTACAGGTGAACTTTTTGCAGGTAAGAAAGTAGTGTTGTTTGGTTTGCCAGGCGCATTTACCCCTACTTGTTCAAACAATCAAGTTCCAGGCTTTGATAAACTTGCAGATCAATTCTTTGATAAAGGGATTGATGCAATCTATTGTCTATCAGTAAATGATACATTTACTATGAATGCATGGTTCAAAGAATTACAAGTTGAAAATCTCATCGCACTACCTGATGGTAATGCAGAGTTCTCATCTTTGTTTGGTTCACTTGTTAAAAAGGAGAACTTAGGATTCGGTGCAAGATCATGGAGATATGCAGTTGTAATCGAAGACGGTAAAGTTATTCAAAGTTTCATTGAGGAAGGTTGCGAAGATAATTGTGCAACAGACCCTTATGAAATTTCAACACCTGAAAATGTCCTTGCAAACATCAGATAACTTATACCAAGTTCTTAGGGAACATTCAAATTCAGTGGGGTTACCTATCTTGGATAACCCCACTTTTGAACGTGTAACTGAGGAATACGGAAAAGATTTATTTCGTGAAACTCTCGCAGAGTTTATTGCGAAAGAACGTCCTGAGTTTCCATTAAAGAAAATCTCTGAAGAAAAGATGAGAACTACTTTTCTGAAACTTCGTGACTCAGACCCATTTTCCATAATGACTGCATTTAAAGATTTGCAGAAAGAAGTGTTAGAGAAATATGATGATTACTCTTACAACTTCCAAGAGTATGGATTGGGTTTTATCGATGCACCATCACAATACAATGATGCATCAAATTATTTTCACCAAGACTTGAGACTTAACTGTGGAAGTTATGGTTTCAAAGCACCAATAGATGTATGGACAAATGGTACTGCAAAAGAAATATGGAGGTGTCTAGGCCCTATATGGAGAGGTATCAATGAGGTTAAGAAGACCATAGTTAAAAGTGTTGATGGTACTGAAGAAGAAAAACTTATTGGTGGTAAACTAGATGAGAAGAGTTATATCTCTGCATTTAGATTAGGAACATACATCGCAACACAATTTAAACCAAACGTTGCAAGAACTATCTATGCAATGACTAATGCACAAACAGTTCTTGACACTTCATGTGGATGGGGTGATAGATTATGTGGGTTCTATACATCGAATGCATCACACTACATTGGTTGTGACCCTAACCCATATACATTCACTAGATATAAAATACAGTGTATCGAATATGAAAAGATACTTACAGGTAAAGAACCTGACATCATAGAACAGGATAATTATTTCTCATGTATTGGTTCTAAGAAAGTAGAGATATATCGATGTGGTGCAGAAGACTTACCATATCATACACTACCACCTATTGATTGTGCATTCACATCACCACCATACTTTTCAACGGAAGAGTACAACAAGGGTGGAGAACATGAAGAAGATCAATCATGGTCAAAGTTTAATGAATATGACAAGTGGAGAGACGACTTTTATCTACCAGTGTCACAAAAATCTTTTGATGCATTGAGTGATACAGGTGTTCTACTTGTAAACATTCTTGACCCCAAAGTCAAAGGTAAAAGATACAGGTCAGGTGATGAACTCGTACAAATGTTATTACCAAATTTCTTAGGACAACTGGGAATGAGAATCATGCAAAGACCACAAGGTAAAGCAGTATTCAAAGACGAAGATGGAAACTTTGATAAAGAACAGATGGAAGAGTTTATGGATAAACTTTACATGGAAAATGTATGGTGTTTCAGTAAGTCACCATCAGTAGATTTATTTGAAAGTGTAAAAGTTAGTACACTAGAAAACTTTTTTTAATATGAGTGAAACATTTAGAATAGTTGAAAACGAAAACGAAGAAATGGCAGCTATTGAAATCATGGAGGGTGAGTTCAAAGGTTGTGTATATCAGTATGGTAAAATACAATTCTTTGAAGATGAAGTTAAATTAAGTTTCGAAAGATTCATTCGAAGATTACCTGAAAATGACCCAAAGGGTAGGTCTTTAGAAGAACTAAATACTGATACAGATTTACAAACAGTAATGGGTAATATTCTTGTACACTTAATTGATGAACAAGAAGGATTTGAGAAGGAAAAAAATGGCAGAAACAGGAAGAATGATACTGAAAGCACTGACACTGACGTATCCTGATGGGACTACGCATGTCATCTTTCGTGACGTAAAAGAATATGACAACGAAACTGAGCAGAATACAAAAGATGCTGAGTTGGTTGCACTCCTTAATGAAGAGATTCGTCAAGGTGAAGAACTTAATACAGGAGAAGAAGGTGAATAGAGAAGCAGTATTTGAACAACTAAAAATTGACGAAGGAGTCGTATATGAAATCTATCATGACCACCTCGGCTATCCCACCTTTGGAGTCGGTCATCTTGTCCTCGAATCTGACGAGGAACATGGTCAACCAGTTGGAACACCAGTCTCAGAAGAAAGAGTTAAAGAGTGTTTCGAGAACGACCTTAATATTGCCATCAGAGAGTGTGACGCTCTATACGAAGATGGGACATTTGACAACCTACCTGACGAAGTCCAGCAAATCTTGGTTAATATGATGTTCAATATGGGTAGAACTAGACTATCCAAATTCAAGAAAATGCATGGTGCAATTCTTGAGGGTGATTGGAAAACAGCCGCAGTTGAAGGAAGAGATTCAAAGTGGTATCAACAAGTAACCAATCGTGCAGAGAGATTAATGTCAAGGTTAGAGAATGTCTAAAGTAAAATGTTTAAGACTCGCAACAGGTGAAGTTGTAATCGGATTCTATAAAAAGTTATGGAATGGAGACGTACAGTTAACAGATGTTAAACAATGTCTTGTCCAAGTCGCAGAAGGTAAAATGGAAGTAGATTTAGGTGATTACTTACCATTTGCAAAAGAATACACATTTGTATTTTCAAAAAATCAAATATTGAATGTATTCGATGCGAAACCCCAACTTGAACAAAACTATAAAATCTCCACTGGAAATAATATCAGGGGACAAAGAGGAAAATAATATGAAAGATATGACAAGTGAAATTCTCGCAAGTGTCATCGCACATGCAGATGGCCAAATCGCAAAACACAGAACTAATGTTTTAGTTCATTGTAAAAATTCAGTGGGTGTCGCAGAACACGGTGACCACATTGAAACCGTCCAAAAAGAAATGGAATCTATCGCACATTATGAAGACATCAAAGATGTGGTGAAGAAACATTTTTCCGATTATACAGACAGAACTACCTTGACAGAATAGACCTACTGTAGTATCATTACAGTATGGATTTCTACACAAATGTAACACGAACACGTGACAAGATTCTTGTCATAGGTTATCAGGGTAACCAAAAGAAAAAGGTTACCATTAACTATCGTCCAAAACATTTCATTCCATCCAAGAAAGGTGAGACACCTTATCGTGCATTAGATGGTCGACCACTTGAAGTTGTTGAACTCAACTCTATGGGTGGTGCAAGAAAGTTCAGAGAAAAGTATTCAGGTGTCGAAGGATTCCAAATCCATGGATACGACAGATACGTTTACACTTACATCGCAGATAAGTTTCAGGGTGACATTGAATACAATCCTAAACTAATTAAAACTGCAACACTTGATATTGAGTGTGAGTGTGAAGATGGATTCCCTGACCCAACACTTGCAACTGAGAAAGTCAATGCAATCACCATCAAACCATTCGGTAAAGATGCACACGTCTTTGGTATCGGGCCTTGGGAACACAATAGAACAGACATCGTTTATCACAACTGTAAAAACGAAGCATTCCTACTTACTGAATTCCTCAAGTATTGGAGAAGTGAATGGTTCGACGTTGTTACAGGATGGAACGTAAACAGTTTCGATATCACATATCTTTGTAATCGTATCGACAGACTCTTTGGTGAGGGAGAACACAAGAAACTTTCTCCATGGAACATGTCTGATGTCAGAGAGTTCACCTCGCAAGGTTATCAGAAGAACATGGTCTACACTTTATATGGTGTTAATGTTCTTGACTATCTTGAACTCTATCGTAAACATACATTCGTCAACCAACCATCCTACAAACTAGAAGCAATCGCACAGGTTGAATTGGGTACAGGTAAGATTGATTACTCAGAGTATGGTTCACTTCATACACTTTACCGACAGGACTATGCAAAGTTCCTAGAGTATAATCTCAAAGACGTTACACTTGTTGAAGACCTAGATGACAAACTAGGATTCCTAGAACTAACACAAACCATGGCCTACAATGCGAAGTGTAACTACATTGATGTCTTTGGTATGGTGAAGTATTGGGAAACCATCATCTACAACTTCCTTAAAGATCAAAACATTCAGACACCACCTCAAAGACTGAAGAGTGGTAATGATAAGACACATGCGATTCAAGGTGCATACGTCAAGGAACCACTAGTTGGTGGTCACAACTGGGTTATGTCTTTTGACTTGAACTCATTGTATCCACACTTGATTATGCAATACAACATTTCACCTGAGAAGATGGTGACTGGTAATCGACAAGATGTTAATGTCAAACGAATGTTGGACAAAGAGTGTGATCTATCCTACACCAAACAACAAGATTTAAGTGTCACACCTAACGGAGTCATGTTCAAACGTGACAAACAAGGATTCCTTCCTGAACTCATGGAAAAGTTTTACGATGAACGTAGGATGTGGAAGAAGAGAATGATTGAGTATCAGAAGGAACGTGAAGTTTGCAAAGATACTAAACGCAGAAAGGAACTTGATGTTCTTATCAAACGTGCATACAACAATCAACAGGTTCGTAAGATTGCACTGAACTCTGCTTATGGTGCTCTCGCAAATCAATACTTCGCATTCTTCTCTATTGATCTCGCAGAGGCGATTACACTTAGTGGTCAGTTGTCCATCCAGTGGGCTGAGAAAACAATCAACAAGTATCTCAACGAAGTGTTAAAGACTGACAACAAAGACTATGTGATTGCAATTGACACTGACTCAGTATACATCACCATGGATGACATGGTTAAACAAATCTTCCCTGAAGATACACCTAAAGAAAAGATCATTGACTTCCTCACTAAGGCAGAAAGTCAACTAGAAGATGTCATTGCAAATGGTTACCAAGACCTCGCAGATTACACTAATGCATTCCAACAAAAGATGCAGATGGGACGTGAGGTAATTGCAGACAGAGGTATTTGGACTGCAAAGAAACGGTACATACTAAACGTACATGATAACGAAGGTGTCAGACTCGCAGAACCCAAACTTAAAATGATGGGTATTGAAACTGCAAAGTCTTCAACACCAATGTGGATTCGTAAGAAACTTGAAGATGCATTCAAGGTTGTCATGCAGGGTAACGAACAAGAACTATGGGAATTCGTAGAGACTGCACGTAAGGACTTCAGGAACCTACCTGTAGAGGACGTTGCATTCCCACGTGGATGTAAAAACCTGATTCAGTATGCAGACAGTACTAACATCTATTCTAAGGGTACACCGATTCACGTTAGAGGTTCTTTGTTATACAACCACCTTCTCAAGAAGAAGGAGTTAAACATGCGATATGAAATGATTAAGAATGGTGAGAAGATTATGTTTACATATCTGACACTACCGAATCCCATCAATGAAAATGTAATCTCATTCACTGGAACACTTCCACGTGAGTTTGATTTACACAGATTCGTTGATCACGATTTACAATTTGATAAGGCCTTTGTGGAACCACTGAAGGCAGTTGTTAACCTGATCAACTGGAACGTAGAACCAGTTGCATCATTAGATTCATTTTTTGGATGAGAAAAGAAGAGTTAGTTGAATTAATAAATGGTCTTCATCCTGAAGATACTAAGGGTGAATTGACAGGTGTTTTTATTGGAAGATATGGTGAGATAGTCAGTACAGATTCTATTCGTATTGACATGGACGGTGGACGAGTAATTCTTGCACAACACGGTAGTGGTGAGGCAGAAACTAACAAAAGGAATTGGGAAAAAGAATTAGAATTTATTAGGAATAGAAAATGAAACACTTGATACGATGGATGAAAATTAATGCATTCGTCAATTTATATTTGGGGATTATCTTAACAATGGTATTGATTGCACTAGTAGTTGATATCACATTAGATAGTTATTGGCACACGAATGAGTTTAAGGATTTGTTGTTGAATGTGGCACCTACTGATTAGTATAAAGTTTTATGTGTATAGTGTGCTGGTTGCACATATTATTGGACTTACGATTATGTTTCCAAATGAAATGTTACACATATTCGCATTTATAGGTGCAATAGTGATTATTATTACATACGTCAAAGAAAGACTCAGATTAGAAGACCTAATGATAGCTGCAGAAAATCTATCTATAGAACCAGTACCATACCCATACGAGGTGCATAACGAGATTGACCTCAAACTAAAGTCTTCAGGTTGTTATCTTACATAAATAAATGTGGGGTTACACTCTCAGTTGGAGGTGTAACAGATTTATCCAAATTTGGAGATAATTATGAAAATAGTAATGTATATGTTACTATTTTCTGTGGTATTACTTCCATCATGCGCTACAGTTGGTAGTGTAATTGAAGGTGGTAAAGAATTTACAACTGGTGTTGTTGACGGTGCAGTAAAAGGAACAAGAACCGTTGCAACAGCAGTAGCAGACGATGTAGTATCAGTCGGTACTCTCGCAACTGAAACTGTAATAGGTGTAGTAGACACTGTTGCAGATGAGGTTGACAGACAAACCGATGAACTACAGGAGACGCCTGAAAAAAAGTAGAAGAAGTCATTCCAACAGCAATGTTGCTAGAGGCAATGATGCTCTACTGTTCAGAGTTCCCACAGAAATGTAGAACTGTTAAGGGGGACTGAGTTCCCCTTAACTTTATGAGAGAAATAAAAAATGTATCAGTATAATGTATCAGTTATAAAAGTAGTGGATGGTGACACTATAGACGTGGACATCGATCTAGGATTCGGCATGACCTATCGCAAACAAAGAGTTAGGCTCATGGGTATCGACACGCCTGAATCTAGAACAAGAGACTTGGTTGAAAAGAAATTTGGAAAAGCATCAAAGAAACACTTAAAGAAACTTCTAGAAAGTGGTGAAAGAATTTCTCTTATCTCACACGATAAAGGTAAGTTTGGTAGAATCCTTGGAGAGATTTACATTCATAACAATGAGGGTCATCCTCAATTCGAAACAGAAATAAATGTCAATCAACAAATGATTGATGATCATCATGCAGTCGATTATGGTGGTGGAAACAAAGAAGAGATCGAAGCAGAACATCTAAAAAATAGGGATATATTAACTGAATCAGGTGAAGTAGAACTATGACACTTGATCTCTTAGATTGTTTTTACTTAGGTTCTATCCTAGTGATTATGGGTTTTGTCGCCCACATGGAAATGCAAATAAGAGTGTTACGTACTATGATGGAAGAACACGTCAAGTGCGAAGTTAAATTATCAGAAATTTCAAAAGAATTAAAAAAAACCCCTTCACAAAACACATAAACTAACGTATAATGTTATTAAACATTATGGAGAAGTGTTATGTCGTTTATTAAAGACTTAGTTAAATCGAGTGGGAACGAATATGCATCCATCGTCGCAGATGGTGTTTCCGCTGGTGATGTTGATTCATTCATAGATAGTGGGTCATACATCTTTAATGCATTACTCAGTGGTTCACTTTATGGTGGACTACCCAAGAACAAGATCACTGCAATCGCAGGTGAATCTGCAACTGGTAAAACTTTTTTCGCACTAGGAATGGTAAAACAATTCTTGGAAGACCATCCTGAGGCGGCCGTAATCTACTTTGAATCAGAATCTGCAATCAGTAAAGAAATGATTGAAGACAGAGGTATTGATGCAAATAGAGTGGTGATTGTTCCAGTCGTAACCGTACAAGAATTTAGGACACAGTCCATTAATATTCTTGATAAGTATATCGAAACCCCTGAAGACAAACGTCCACCTATGATGTTCGTTCTTGATTCACTTGGTATGTTATCAACAACCAAAGAAATCGAAGACACTGCAGATGGTAAAGAGACAAGAGACATGACGAGAGCACAGATTGTAAAAGGTGCATTCAGAGTCTTAACTCTTAAACTAGGACGAGCAGGAGTTCCAATGATTGTAACTAACCACACTTATGATGTGATTGGTTCTATGTTCCCTCAGAAAGAAATGGGTGGTGGTTCAGGTCTCAAATATGCAGCCTCTTCCATTGTCTATCTTTCAAAGAAGAAAGAGAAAGAAGGAACGGAAGTCATTGGTAATATCATTCATTGTAAGAATGCAAAGAGTAGGTTGACTGTTGAGAACAGAGTCGTAGATGTTAGATTGACATACGACAAAGGACTTGATAGATACTATGGTCTACTAGACCTTGCACTTGCAAGTGGTATCTTCAAAAAGTCTTCAACAAGAGTTGAACTACCAAATGGTAAAACAGAATTTGGTAAGACAATTAATAACAACCCTGAAAAATACTTCACTGATGAGGTGATGGAACAAATAGAAACAGTGGTACAAGATTACTTTAAATATGGAAACACGACTAGAACAGACAATACTGAAGAATCTGATTCAGAGTGAAGAGTTTGCACGGAAGTGTATTCCTTTCATTAGATCAGACTATTTCACAGACCCTGAAGAGAAGGTAATATTTGAAGAAGTAAGAAGTTACTTTGACAAGTATACTAAAAATCCTACAACAGAAGCACTTCTCATTAATCTTGACAACAATACGAATCTGAACGATTCCGTTGTCAAGAACACAAAATCTATTGTAGAGAAAATCGGAAGGAACAAAGAAGAAACACCACAGGATTGGTTAGTAACTGAAACTGAATCATGGTGTAAAGATCGTGCAATATACATTGCAGTGATGGATAGTATCAACGTCCTTGATAAAACATCACAACGGTCTACTGGTGAAATACCTGAACTATTGAAGGATGCACTTTCCGTGTCTTTTGATACTCACATTGGACACGATGTCTTAGAAGATGCAGATGCAAGATTTGAATTCTATAACACAGAAGAAGAAAAGATTCCATTTGACTTGGAATACTTCAACAAGATAACCAAAGGTGGTCTACCAAACAAGACACTTAACATTGTTCTTGCAGGTACTGGTGTTGGTAAATCATTGTTCATGTGTCATCAGGCTGCATCCTGTTTAATGATGAACAAGAATGTATTATACATTACACTTGAAATGTCAGAAGAGAGAATCGCAGAACGTATTGATGCAAACATCATGAACGTTCCTATGAAAGAACTTCCTGACATGAACAAGAAGTTGTATGATAAGAAGATTGAGAAACTCAGAGAGAAGACTAAAGGTAAACTGATTGTCAAAGAATATCCAACTGCATCTGCACACGTAGGTCACTTCAGACATTTGATGCAGGAGTTAGATATCAAGAAAGACTTTCAACCTGATATCATCTTTATTGATTATCTAAACATTTGTGCATCACATAGAATCAGGCCTGGTTCAGGTGCAAACTCTTACACTTTGGTCAAGAGTATTGCAGAGGAACTCAGAGGACTTGCAGTGGAGTATGATGTACCAATAGTGAGTGCAACACAGACTACACGTAGTGGTTATGGTTCAACTGATATTGGACTTGAAGACACTTCAGAATCATTTGGTCTACCTGCAACTGCAGATTTGATGTTCGCATTGATTACCAGTGATGAACTAGAAGAACTAGATCAGTTAGTAGTGAAACAATTGAAGAACAGATACAACGACCCTACAATTTTCAAGAGATTTGTAATCGGTATTGATAGAAGTAGAATGAAGTTGTATGATTGTGAACAGGAAGCACAAGAGGAACTTATTGAATCTGCAGTGGAGAATGATGACACTCCAGTGTTCGATAGGGGTAAAGATAAATTTTCGGACTTTAAAATATGATTAGAAAAAAGAACGTACAAAACAGAAGAAAGGGTGCCTTGGAAAGACTTCTAAAGGTAAAGGAACCCAATGATCGTCAAAAAAAGGAGATAGAAGTTCTCCAAAAAAGAGTAAATATTGCTTGACAATGGGGGTCACTTTTTCATATAATAGTAGTATGAAAATTAGGAATGTAATCTTTGACATTGACGGAACAATCGCTGACGTTGAACACAGAAGACATTTTGTGGAACAGAAACCTGCAGATTGGAAGTCTTTCAGAGCAGAAACTGTAAACGACACACCTATGCAGTGGGTTGTTGATGTCGCAAAGAGATTCATTGCACAGGGAGATCATGTTGCATTCTTCTCTGCAAGAAATGAGTCTGAAAGAGAGATTACTGAAAAACAGATTTCAGAATGGGTTGGGGATGGTCACAAAGGATTATTTTTAAGACCTGATGGTGACTACAGACCTGATGAAGAGTTTAAGTCTGACCTTGCAGACACATTTGAAGAAATGGGTGGTACTATTGACTTAGTGTTTGATGACAGAAATAAAGTTGTCGACATGTGGAGAAAAAGAGGAACCACTGTAGTGCAAGTTGCAGAAGGAGATTTTTAAGACCAGTAACACCGAGGAATCGTCAACCTCTCCAGTAAACTGGGTACAAGAACTAATGACGATGGTGAAGTACGAAGGTTACGGTCTAGAATCCTCTCAACACTGCTGAAGAGTATTGAATGACGAGAGGATTCGACTTTTTTAGGGTCGAAAGACTCGGCGAAGGGACAAGGATTCAAGTATCACAAAATCCACAAGTTTATACATGATTGATGTGTGCGAATCCCCCCTCGCTTTTTTTAAGCCCTGTTCGTCTAGTGGTTAGGACACATGGTTTTCATCCATGCAACAGGAGTTCGATTCTCCTACAGGGTACCACTTTAAATAGAGGAGGAACATAGAATGGGTTTACTATCAATGTATTTTCTATCATTGACAGTTGCACTGTTAGTTTGGTGTTTACTATCTCTTAAAAAAGTTTAAGTACACGGTTCCATGGTGTAATTGGTTAACACGCTACCCTGTCACGGTAGTATTAGGGGTTCGAGTCCCCTTGGAATCGCCAATTTTGAGGGTATGACCCTGTAGTAATATGGGGTCTCAATCGGATGCTCGGAGTATGTAAACCCTACTGCCCTACCCTCCTTTTTTCAAAATCCCCTTGTCCTGAGGGGTTTTTTATAGTATAATAAAAGATGGTACTTCTCAAAGGTTGTCTTGATCACACGAATAAGGGAGAAGCTAAGTTAGTCAGTTAAAAGAATAGCCTACCAAGATTGATAAGCCATATTATTTTATATAAATAATATAATAGGTATGAAAACATTGAAATCACAGGACGTTATTGGTCTTCTGCAACAGAAGATTGAGTTAAAAAAGGCACTTCGTCAAGCGAAAAAGGACGGAGATAAGGTTCTTATTAACAAAACATCCAATAAGATTGTTCGAATCGAAGATAAACTATCCCAATCGCACCTGCAGAAATCCTAAATAGTAGTGTTATAACACTTTCACGGAGAATAAACCATGGCATGGGTAGACGAAATCGCATCACTGCAAACAAGAATAGATGACACTAATACAGTTATCGCTTGGTTGAGTGGTACAAATCAAGAGTACACAGTTAGAGGTTACACTGCAACAGTAAATGGTCGTGATGGTTTTTGGGCTGCATGGAGAACTGCAAATCCTTCTGCATCATCATCGTCAACAGGAGACGAACTTGCAAACTTTAATGCATGGAATGAATGGAATGATGCAAATCAAGGTGCTGATTGGTCTGCTGTTACTGCTGAAAAAATCACTGCAATGACCACACAAAGAGACGAATATATTTCTGATAGAGATAATCTTCAGAACAATATTGACACTGGTGTAGTTGACGCTGGCGCTTAACAAAAAATAAATAACCATAAATAGTAGTATTACACAGGAAATTGTGATATACTACTATTATGGCAGTCAAGAATCTACATTTAGAACACATAGAAGACGAGATCATCAACAATGGTATTGATGGTGGGCGTGCATCTATAAACTTCCTTCGTGGTCTTCGTGACATGATGAAGGGAAACACCAAAAAGGGTGTCAATATGACAGTCAAATGGGATGGTGCTCCTGCAATCTTTTGTGGGAAACATCCTGAAGATGGTCGTTTCTTTGTTGCAAAGAAATCATTATTCAATCAAACCCCCTTATTTTACACTTCAGAACAAGAAATCAAAGATGCATCTGAGATATCAGGAGACTTAGAAAAGAAGTTCCTTACATGTTTTAAGTATCTTTCAGGACTGTCATGGGGTAACGAGATACTTCAGGGTGATCTAATGTTCACTGACGAAGACAAACAGATGGTCAAGGACGACTTCGAATCCTATATTCAGTTTGGGCCTAACACTATAGTGTATCGTGTTCAAACAAAATCAGAACTAGGTAAACAAATCGCTAATGCAAAACTTGGTATTGTATTTCACACTACCTATACAGGTGGAACTATCGAGGACTTATCTGCATCATTCGGTGCAAACATATCAAAACTGGGTGCATCTAAAGACGTATGGATGGATGATGCATCCTATAAAGATGTATCAGGCAATGCGACACTTACTGCAACTGAGACACTTAAACTATCAAACTATTTGACTGCAGTGGGTAAACAATTCCACAATATCAAAAGAAAGGACTTAAAGAAGTTCAAAGAAATACAACAAACAATAGAAAAGAAGGGGCCAGGTGCAACCTATAAAACCTATTGTAACGCACAGATACGTCAAGGTAAATTCAAACCAAACTACAACGGTTATTTAAAACACTTCGAAAATTATTGGAGAGTGAAGGTAGTTGGTAAAGTAAAACAAGAAAAGACTAAGGCAATTAAGAGAGAGATTGGTGAACAACTCTACAATGAGTTACGTGCATTAAAGAAAATGATCGAAGCACTAACCAAGTTTCAAGAATTGATGGTTGTTGCAAAACAATTAATCGTAGATGGTTTGAATAAAGTTAAAAGTATAGGTACATTTGTTAAGACCTCAACAGGATTCAAAGCAGTTAATCCTGAAGGATATGTTGCAATTGACCATGAAGGTAAGGCAGTTAAGTTAGTAGACCGAATGGAATTCAGTCAGAATAATTTTAATGCTGCTAAAAATTGGGATAAATAGTATAATGGAATTAAAAAGTTTCAAAAATTACTTAGATGAGATGCAAGAAGCAGACTCAATGGCAACTCGTCTGAAGAAAAAGAAAGCATTCCAAAAGAACAAACATAAGATTCTCGCAAAACGTAAAAAGGCGATGAAGAAAAAGGTTCTTGACCCTAAGAAACTTATGAAACGTGCAGAGAAACAGGCACGTGGAATGGTCGCAAAGAAACTCTTACAAGATAAAGATAAGAATGATTTGGGTATGAGTGGAAAGGCTGCATTAGAGAAAAAATTAGACAAGAAAAAAGGTGCAATTAAGAAACTTGCAAAGAAACTCTTACCAATGATTAGAAAGAAGGAACAGGAGAAGACTAAGAAAAATGCCAAATAAAACATTTACATCGTGGTTATCAGAGGCAAAAGGAAAAGGTGCAGTGTTCACCTTTGGTCGATTTAATCCTCCTACAAACGGTCACGAAAAATTAGTTGATAAGTTAAACAAAGTTGCAAAAGGATATGGTGATGCATTATTGTTTTCATCACATTCAAACGATAAGATTAAGAATCCTTTATCGCACAAAGATAAAATTAAATTTTTACGTGCATTCTTTGGTAAGAAGGTAAATGTTGTCGATGCAGATGTAAAACAGATTTTTCAAATCCTAACATTCTTACACGATAAAGGTTACACTAAGATTAGAATGGTCGTAGGTTCAGATAGAATTAGAGAGTTTGACACTATCATTAACAAGTATAATTCGGTGAAAGGTCGTCACGGTTTCTATAAATTTGATGAGATTCAAGTTATATCTGCAGGTGATCGTGACCCTGACGCCGACGATGTATCAGGAATGAGTGCATCTAAAATGAGAGCATTCGCAGAGAAGGGTGACTTCGACTCATTCAAAGATGGGGTTCCTTCTACTGGTAAACGTCATGCACAGAAATTATATAAAGCAATACGTAAGGGAATGGGTCTAACAGAAGACTTATACTCTGCACCAAAATACATGGTAGAAGACTTAATACAAGAGGGTGTGTATGACCCAGGCATCTTCAAGGCAGTGTTCTTGATGGGTGGGCCTGGTTCAGGTAAATCAACAGTTGTTAGTGAACTAGGATTGACTGCATTAGGATTGAAGATTGTAAACACTGACAAGGCATTTGAGACTGGTCTGAAAAAGGCAGGACTTGGTCTTGACTTGAGAAACATGGATGCAGAACTTAGAGACCCAATCAGAGCACGTGCAAAAGAGATTACTGCAAAAAACATGAGTGCGTATATCAGAGGTAGACTCGGAATGATATTTGACACTACAGGTGCAAAGGCATCCAAGATTAAAAACTATAAGAAGTTATTAGACAATGCAGGTTACGAATACAAAATGGTATTCGTTAACACTTCATTAGAGTTTGCACAGGCAAGAAATGATGAACGTGCAAGAAAACTTCCAAAGGAAGTTGTAGAGAAAGATTGGAATGCATCACAAAAGAACGTTAATGGGTTTAAAAAGTTATTTGGTAAAAACTTTATAGAGATTGTAAATGATGATGATCATGCAGCTTTAAAGAAAAAGGTTAATGCATTGTATGGTAAGATGATGGGATGGTCAAGTTCATTCCCTGCAAACAAGAAAGCACTTGAATGGAAACAGGCAGAGTTAGATGCAAAAAAGAAGTAGGTTAGTATGTTAAATCAATTAAGAGAAAAGATTAAGACTGCACAGGACAAAGACATTGAGGACAAAGAAGGTTCTCAACCTAAAAGATACTATGCAAAAGATGCTGACGGTGACGAAATGTCAAAGTCAACTAAAGATGATCGTGCAGCTCATTTTGCAAAGAATAGTAAAAAAGATGACGATGATGCATCTGCGTACAAACCTGCGCCAGGCGATAAGACTGCAAAGACTAAACCATCACAATACACTAAACAATATAAGAAGATGTTTGGTGAAGATGCAGTGTCTGATTTAAAAGCGAAACATGCAGATGACATGGAAAAACTCAAAGCAAGACACGAAAGAGAACTTGAAGCACTCAAGAGTAGACAAGACAGACAAAGTGACACTGCAAAGGCAAGTGTAGATGCAGAGAAGGAAAGAGAAAAACAAAGAAAAGAAGTGCAGTTAGAGGCAAATGAAAAAGTTCTCAAAAAATTAAAAAAGATTAAAGGTCTAACAAAAGACCAACTTAGAGTTTTATCCACAATACCTTCACCAATGTTAACGACAGTAGTTAACCAATTATCTACACTGGTTATGAGTGAAGAAGTACAGGAAGGTAAACTAGTTGCAGATGTAGATGCAATTCTAAATGCAATGGTTAGTGAATTTAAGAAACAATTCGGTAGTCTCTATAGAAAGAATAACGAAAAGGGTCTTGCAATGTTGAATCGTTTGGGTTCAATGATTGGTGCAAAAGCATCAAGTAAGATGCAACAGAAAGGTAAACTCTTTTTGAAGATGGAATTAGGGCCTGATGCAGATGCAGGAGACTACGTAAAAGATTTTAGGAAATCAGATGCACCACAATTTAAGGGAAAGTCTGATAAAAAAATAAGACAAATGGCGATTGCAGCATATTTGGATAAGAAGGACGGTAAATAAAGATGGCAACAACGTATAAAATAGTCGCAGAAAAACTAGGTGGAACAGACCCTGCAACTTTTAACCCCAAAGAAGGTGAAATATTCTATGACCCTTCAACAGGTACACTTAAAGTGTCTGATGGTACTACTGCAGGTGGAAATGGTCTACCTGTAACATTATCAGGAACAGTAACAGGTCATTTGATACCTGATACAAACGATGCATATGACTTAGGTAGTGCTGAATATAAATTTCGAGACATGTATTTGTCAGATACTACCATTCACACTGCATCAGGTTCTATCTCAACAGAGAATAATGTTTTATCATACAACGGAGAACCAGTCATCTTAGAATCACATTTAAAGTCTATAGTTGCAGAGTCAACTTCATGGGAAGACTTTCAATCAAGAGTAGGAGAATTATAATGTCAGGTAATAAAACAGACAACGGTGTACACGAAGTGGGTACAGACGAAATAAGAAATGCATATCAAGACGATACGCCTGGGCAAACTATTGAAGAGTATATCGAAGAGGCACAAAAAGAACTGAAGAATAATAAAAAGAAACACTTCAGTCAAGTGTTCCAAAATCCTCTCAAAGGTTTCCCTTATAACGAAGAATTCCAAGTCACAGAGATCAAAGAAGACTTAGATGATATCGAAGGTCTTATTGATGAAGAACTTTTGGAGGCATCATTCCCCTCTAATCTTATCAAAAAGGCACAAGACATCGCAAAGAAAATGAGTGGTAACATGACTGGTGCATATAAGAAGATTGAAAAGATGAAGAAAGGTCTTGGAGATCATCCAAAAGTTCAACATGCACTCAGACTTGCAAACGAAGAGACACTTGAAGAAGATTCATTTGCAGACAAGTCAAAGAAAAGTGGTATCTCAGTTGCAACACTAAAGAAAGTGTATGATAGAGGTGTCGCAGCTTGGAAAGGTGGTCATAGACCAGGCACTACACCACAGCAGTGGGGACATGCAAGGGTCAACGCATTTATTGTCAAAAAGAAAAAAGGTAATCTAAACCACGACCAAGATTTAGCATAATGAAAACACTAAAAGAACAAGCTCTTGATCAAGTCATCAATGACCTTCAGGAATCTAAAACTAACTTCATTGACAACCCATTTAGACTGGGGTCATTGATGTATTTTGAAACTATAAAGGAAGTGAAAAGACTTGTTCATGAACAAAAATACAGACTTACAGAAGTCGACAAACACATCCTAGAAACTGATCTAGGTGATTACGAAGTCTATGAGGGTGAGTTGGTACCCCTAGACTGTCCTATGATGAACATAGTAGAAGAGGAAGAACCTGAATTAAACAAACCTAAGAAAGGTGGTTCTAAGAAATACTATGTTTATGTCAGAGACCCCAAAACAAAAAACATCAAGAAAGTGTCATGGGGTGACACTACAGGATTAAAAGTTAAGATAGATGACCCAAAGGCACGTAAATCATTTGCAGCTCGTCATCAATGTTCAACTGCAAACGACAAAACAACAGCATCCTATTGGGCATGTAGACTTCCATACTATGCAAAACAGTTAGGTTTGAGTGGTGGTGGAAACTTTTTTTGGTAAACCATATATATTAGAAACGGAGTTAATATGAGTCAAGTGATACATGAATATTGGAGAGACGATAGAAAGGCTGTCGTAAGATACACTGAGAAAGGATTTGAAGTTGATCTATTTCTGAAAGGAGAAATCCAAGAGATCAGAGAAGTTCATGATCATTCTGAAAGTTATGCAGAATCATGTGCAGAGAACTATGTCGATGGAATTTTCGATGCAGTTCCCAATCCAAACGCAGTGGGATATTACGGATATAATCAAAAAACAGATAACTTTTATCCTGAAATAGATGACTAACCCCTACAAAGAAGAAATCCAAGAACAACAGGGTACAGGACGTAGATATGTCTTGCGTACATTCGACGAGTCTGTTGAACTAGATGATTTGGTGTGGCATCGTGACACTACGTCTAGGAAAGTCCACGTGTTAAGTGGGTCAGAATGGAAGATACAACACGATGATGCATTACCCATCGATTTAGAGATGGGTAAAGAGTACTACATTCCCAAGATGCAGTACCATAGGTTGATAAAAGGTGAGGGAAACCTCGTAATAAGAATAGAGAATATATAAATAATACTACTATGAGTTATAAGTCAGAAAACTGGAAAGAAAAACTTGAGCAAGTTCGTAACCACGTACAACTGAAAGAAGGTTCAGTGGAGAAGAGCGCAGACGAGATTCTTAGTGATCAAATCGATGAGGAACTTGCAACATTCTTTGGAGAAGACGAGATTGTTGAAGACAATTTAGAATTAGATGAGAAAATTGTAGGAACTGGTGATGCAATCAGTAAACTCTTTAAAACTAAAGATAAGAAAGAAATTGATGGTATTGCAAATCTTATGAATATGACAAGTCTAAAAGTTCTCCAATCAATGCAGAAACAAAATCCTAAAGGATTTAAAAGAATGGCCGCTAAAATGGGTGAACTACCTTCTATGGAAGAAGTAGAAGTCCAAGAAGAAAAACTTTCAGTAGAGAAGACTGTAGAAAAACTCACAGAAAAAAATATGTTGGGTCGTCTTGCTAAGCAACTCCAACTGAACGAAACTGGTAAAGAACAGTTATTCAATTACTTTGAGAAAGGGGAGTTAAAACAATGATCGACGAACTAACTAAGTCACTACTTCAAGATGCACGTGCAATCTTAGAGGGTAAAAAATTAGACCCTGTTGGTAAAAGAGATGCAGACGTAGATAATGATGGAGACGTAGATTCTTCAGACGAATATCTAGGAAAAAGACGTGATGCAATCAAGAAGGCAATGAAGGACGAAGGTAATGCATTTACTAAAGCACTTCAGGCCGCAAAAGACAATGGGGATAAAGAATTCACATGTGCAGGTAAAAAATACCAAGTGCAAGAAGTAGAAGAGATGGTCAAAGAAATGTCTGAAGCTCATCACGATGAAGACGAGAAAGAGGACGAAGACGAGAAAGAATCAGAGGATAAGTAATGAACCTCTTTCAATCCTTAAAAGAATCCGCTAGATTAGAAGAGAACTATAGAACTCTTGCCCGTAAAGGAATGGGTACAGAAACTAAAAACTCTGCAAGAGTTGGTCTAGAGTTAGACTTCTATGAACCAAAAAACGGTGACAAAAGATTCGGAAAGATTACTAAGATGTCTTCAAAAGGTTATCAAGTAAAAGATGACAAAGGTAAGACATACAGTTTCTTGTTCCACGACAGAAAGAAAGCACAATCACTGTTAAAGGGTAAATCAGTATCCCTAAGAAATCAAGTAGAAGAAACACAACTTGATGAAGTCACTGATAAAGAAATCAATGCAATGAGAAAAGTCTCTAAAGACATGCAAAAGGTCTTAGTGTCTTATCAGAAGATTGCAAACATGGGTGACAAAGAACTCAAAAACACAAAACACAATTACGATTACGAACAGGTTCTTAAAGCAAGAGATACAATCTTGTCAATGATTGGTAAACTTCAAACTAAACAGACCATAGAGAAATCTATGAAAAGAGAAGAACTAGAAGAAGGAACAATGGCAATTGGTATCTTTGATGACAATCCTTCAGTTCAAAAGAAAGCAATTGCAGGAATGCGAAAACTTGTCAAGAGTATAAAACCAAGCACTAAAGTAGGTTCACCTGAGGGTAAAAAGTTTTTCAAACAGTTAGATTTAAAATATCTATCAGATGATGAACTTGCTGATGATTTTGCATATCCAAAAAACAAAAACATGACTGTCAAAGACCTAATGAAGAAACACGAAAAGAGATTAGGTATTCAGTTTGAAGAAGTCGAAGAAGCAGTATCACCTGCACAACAGGCTGCTATAGCAATTGCAAAGAAAGAGAAAGGTGAAAAACCTAAAAACGAATCAGTCATGGACTCATACAGAAAGATGTGGGAACAAGGACAAAAGTATGCACCTAAACAGGAATTACCTGAACAGGACTTACAAGAGATTGCAGTCCCTAGAAAGGAATTCGAAAAGATTAAAAAGGGTAATACCGTTTCAGTAGAGTTCGATTCTTCAATGAAGAAGGGACACAAAATGGATTTACTCGTAAAGAGTATTACTCGCAGTAACAAATACAATGTTGATAAAATCAACATGGTTGCAAAGGATGACCCTAGAAACAAGACTAAGTTTACATTCTATAGTCGTGGTGGTAAAGACGCTACACTTGCATGGGGTGATATGGCAACAGTGTTAACAAAATACAAGGTAAGTAGGTAATGTCTGAGAGTGTTGAAAAACAATTAGAGAAAGTACTTACCACAGATGCAAGGACTAAACTCTTCAAAGAGAAATTGAAGAAGTTAGGTTATGCAAAAGTAGAAGCGAAGAAAGTCAACAAGATCATGGAGAAGATCGGTGATTTTGGAATGATGTCTGATGCAGGTAACAAGAAAGTTGCACGTGCAGTTTCACAATCTAAGAACGAAGCAGACCTTAGAAAGAGACTAGACAAAATCGCAAATATGGCAGGGGGTAAATACTCCGAAGCACAGGATGACGATGTCGTCCAAAGAGCTATCCAAGCACTAGATGACAACGCAAGTGGGTCACAAGCATGGGCAGACAAAAACGTAATGGTACAATTGGGTAACTTTAAAGACCTTACAAAAGATGGTGAAATCTCTACAAATGACAATAAGAAAAACAAGGTCAAAAGAGATGATGCAGTCAAAGTTTATGACACATTAATGAAGGTTAAGGCTCCCATTCGTACTAAATATATACAGTTATTACAGAAAGATAAAAATTCTTTCAAAAAGACTTTCAACGCAATTTTGAAGGTCGCAAACAAAATTTAATTAGGAGAAAGATATGGCACTTTGGGGATTATTAGACGACGAGGCATCAAAACCTAAGTATCTTAATACTGCAGATAAGGCTAACACATACGGTGCAGACAACGCTGAAGTTGGTGCAAACGCTGGTGTTAAGTCAGAAGGTTGGCAGTTAAGAAAAGTAGTAGGTTCTAGAACTCAATGGGAGACATTGGTTGCAATGTCATCAGGTTCAATGGGAGCAGACGTTGCTGATTTCGATGACGATTCAGATGTAAACACACCTGACGTTGACGACGATACAGTACTCGCTGACAGTTAAGAGATAAATTATGAAATATAAGTTATTGGCAGGACATGAAGCACTACAAGTTGGTTCAACTAACGGTAGTAACTTCGGTTCATCAACAGTTGTTAGATTATACAATAGTGACACTGCATTTCACATAGTGTCAGTAGAGACATCTGCAAACGTATTAATTGGGGATATTCATATAGGTGCAGGTCAATCAATCGACTTACACAAAGACCCAACTGATGAAGTTTTTTCAGATAGTGCAACTGTTTTTGGAACTCCAGTAGCAACAAACGCATAGGACGTATTATGAAAAATTTTAGAGAATTTGTAACAGAACTTTACAGACCATCAACTTTCTTTGGTTCAGGACTTTCATCTGAGAAAGTTCCTTACGAAGTAACAGACGAAGATGTCAAACAAAGAATCAACGCAATTTTAGGACACACTGCAGTATCAGAATTCCTAAACCCAAAGGCCGCTGTAGGTCAAGTGGAATCTAAACTTGCACAAGTTGGTATCAACAGAGTTGTACATCCTTCAGACGACCCAAGAAATGAAGTCGCAGAAGAAGACTTCGCAGGGTCAGGTGAGATGGTAGTATCATTCTCACAATTTGGTGAGATCGTCGGTAAGTCAGTCGATACGCCCATCGATGAAATTGAAAAAGAAGAAAAAGTCATCGATGTAAAATTCAAATATGAACAACTAGACAACGGTTCTTTCAAAGTCTACGGTTCATTAGTGTAACATTTGGGGACTTTGAGTCCCCTTTTTACATTCTAAATACTTTATATTATGGGATTATTTGATAAACTCACATCTAAAAACTTTCAGGCATTCGCATTAAAATACTACGATGACCCTCAATGTGAGGACATTGAAGATTTTCAAGAAGACCTGAGACGTTTCCGATACCTCAAAAGACTTCTGTATCGTCATCATGAGTATGGTGAGGTTCGTGAACGTTTGATGTTGAACCACATTATAACACTTTTCAATGTGTTTGGTTTTGAACCATGCATGAGAATGTTAGAATTCAAAATAAAAGAAGACACATACTGGTCATCCATTAAGACTATGTTGATATATCTAGAACTAGTCGATGAAGATTTCAAAAGCAATATCCCACTAGATCAGAAATTAATTAGTAGGTTAAGGGAACTTTAGCTCCGATAGCTCAGTTGGCCAGAGCAGTTGATTTGTAATCATCAGGTCGTCAGTTCGAATCTGACTCGGAGCTCCACCGTTCAAAACACCTAAATAGTAGTATGAGAGTAGTAGATACATTAATAGTCTTTCGTATTTTAAAGATGTTGACTACACCTTTTACCAAACAAGCCGCATATAAATTTGGGTTTATTGATGATAAGGGTAACAGAATTAAACTAAAATCTGTTGAAGGGTCAAATCAAAAAGTCGAGAATAACCCTAAAACTGCAGAGGAAAAGGCATCACTTACACCTCTACATAGACTCGTCTTTAATCTAAAGAAAATTATCGAAAAGGTTCCGTTTGGTAAAACACAATTTGCATCATACGCTGTTGCACTTGCATTGTTGAAAGAGAACCAAGAGTTAGATGATGATCAATTAGAGAGACTAGAAGAAGAATACTACAAATGGTTGAAGGAAGAAGGTATCATCAATGCAGAAATGATTGCAGAAGAACTTGCAAACATTGATGATCTTGAACGTGGTAAGTATAGATTAAGAAGACATACAACACAAGTGAATTACCCTTTTGAAAATGTCTTCGAAGCAAAATCGGAACTATTTGTAAACAACCTACACTCACAGTTTTACGGTATAAAAGTATACGCAGCTGTATGTGAAGGTAAAAGAATACTGGTAACTGCAGATGATGTATATTGAGACAATTCAAACCATCAATCTGATGGGATTCGCACCAAAAGACGAATTAAAGAAACCCAAATATAAAAAGATTGAAGCATTCTCAGGTGACTGGAAAGACATTACACTTCCGACACCTGATAAGAACGATTCTAAACAAACACGTATGGAACTCGAAGAAGTCAAAAAGATGAGAGATTCCATGACTAAAGAACATGAATTAGAATACGTCAACACAGATGAAAATCCATACTATTACATACAAGAATATATGGAGGAGAACGAACTGTATTATGATGAAGAACGACTGGTATATCTTGGTCAACAGGCAAAACCAATCATTAAACACTACAAGAACATGTTTAATAGACCAAGACCATATCAAATCGCAGAAGCACTTAATATCCCTTTCGATAGATATAAAACGGAGACTGCAAAGACTCCATCGTATCCATCAGGACATACAGTGCAACCAAAATTAGTTGCAAACTATTATGCAACAATCTACCCTGAACATAAGAATGGATTATTTGAAGGTGCAATCAAGTCTGCAATGGGTAGAGTTAGAATGGGAGTACACTTCCCATCTGATATAGAAGCAGGACATGACCTCGCAAACAAACTGATGAAGTATCTGAAGTTTGATATGATGGAGGATGCACCAGTCAACGCAACAGGAAGTGCAGTCGCAGGAACAGGTAGTGACGTTGCACATTGGAAACCTAAGAAAAGAAAAAAATTATATGATGTGTTGACAAGACTTAGATAAATTATGAAATTTTTGAATTATCTTGCATTATTTACATCGTTGGGCATTGCTGGTATTGCAGCCTACTTCTCAGTGTTGGGACTTGCAACTATATTTGCAGGTGCGTACATGGGAGTTGTTATAATGGCAGGTGCATTAGAGTTTGGTAAGATAGTTACTGCAACTTATCTCCATCTCTTTTGGGAAAAACTAAACTATATGAAGTACTATTTGACACTTAGTGTAGTAGTACTCATGTTAATCACATCACTTGGAATCTTTGGATATCTTGCAAAGGCATCATCAGACACATCTTATGCAACTGCAACTGCAAACTCAGAGATACAACGTATCGACGGACTGATTGAAAGAACAGAAAATCAGATAGATTTAGTAGAACAAAGAATTACTGCACTTGACACTAATAGTGTCGATGTAACAGATTCTGTAAACGCACAGATAGAAATACGAGATGGTGCGTGGGATAGAGTTCAAGGTGATATTGATTATGCACAAGGACAAATAGATAGTCTACGTGCAGAACTTAAATCATTAGATGATAGTGTCAATGATTTAAGAAGTAAAGGAACCGAAACGATTACTTTGAATGAAGGGTTATTCAATGATGAGGTTCAGGTAATCGATTATGTTGCACAAGCAGAAGAGTTATATGCATCTCAGAAGGAGCAGAGAGACCGTATAAGAGCAGATATAACCGTTCAACAAGGAAATATAGACAAATATAGAGAACAGGCACAATCCACCATTAATTCTGCGAATGCAGAAATCAACAGACTGCAGAACCTATCCACTGGTGATCTAGATGAGAAGATAGTTAAGACCAATGAATACAATGCAGATATAGATACACTTCTTGACACTATACAGGAGTATAAGAACGAAAGATTTGTATTTGAACAGGAAATACTCGGTTTTGAACGTGAAGTAGGCCCTATAAAGTACATTGCAGAGGTTATTTACGGTCAAGATGACTCTGTCAAGTATCTTGACAACGCTATTAGATGGGTCATTTTTGCACTTATCTTTGTGTTTGACCCACTTGCAGTGTTACTATTGATTACTTCTGCAGGACTCATTGCACGTAAAATCGAAGATGAGAAACCTAAAGTAGTCGAAAATAGATACGTAATACAGGTACCAAAAAACAGGGTTAAAGACCTCTCTAAAGATAAATAAAGTATCAGAAGAGGAACTTAACCATGGTCGAAGTCGCAGTTGCGATGAGTATGGCATCCTCTGCTTATAATGCAATCAAAAAAGGTATGGAGATGGGTCGAGAGGCTCAAGACGTGGCGGAGTTCTTTGGTCGATGGTTTGATGCAAAAGAAAATATAGCAGAGGCAAATCAATACGCAAAAAATCCATCAGTATTTGGAAAGATGTTTTCAGGTAAAAGTGTCGAAGCACAGGCACTTCAAGTTACATCTGCAAAATACAAAATTGCACAAATGGAGAAAGAACTTAGAGAGTATCTTATCTACACTGGTCAGTCTGATTTCTATGAAGACATGATGATAGAAAGAAGAAAGATAAGAGAACAAAGACTCATTCGAGCACGTGCAAAGGCAGAATTTAGAAAAAACGTACTAGATGGTATTGCAATCTTTATAGGTGCAATTGTTTGTGCAGTAATCATTGCAGGAACAGTAGCAATTATTGTCTAAACAAGGTTGTAATTTTATAAATAATGTAGTACAATTCAAACTAGGAGAACACAATCATGGCAGCACCTGAAGGATACGATACCCCAACAATTCCAGGCATGGATGACTTGGCAGGAAGACTTGCATGGTTCAATGGCGCAGGATTACCACCTCAACCTACTGGTTATGCAGACATGGAAGCAGATGACCCTCAAAAGGTTGCATATGATGCTTCAATGGTCACACATGGCGAACAGGTTGCAGAAATCCAAGCATTGATCGATGCAGAATAGTTAAAAACCCACTAGATTTTCTCTCAAAACCATAGTATAATAGATACATGCTATGGTTAGAGAGAAAATATCTCAATATGGTCATGTCCTCACTGGACAGGGCTAAATGGGTAAATGAGAACACATTAAACCACAGATGTCCATACTGTGGTGATTCATCTAAAAACACATTCAAGGCACGTGGTTATCACTTTGCTGTAGACCAGTCGTACATCTATAAATGTCACAATTGTGGTAAATCCACATCATCAGTTAATTTTATAAAGGAAAACTTTCCTGTGATTCACAAAGAATATGTGAAGGAATGGTTGAAAGAAAGTGGTAAGGGGAGACGACAACCTCAACGTATGCCTCCCTCAAGTGCATTCAAATTCAAACCCAAGGTTGACCGTCAAGAATCACTATATAAAACTGAAGAGACATTGAAAGCAGTGTGTCACGGTGCATGGGATAAAATTGTTGCAAGAGAGTATCTTCAACAACGTCTAATTCCTGATGATGCGATAAGATCATTATGGTTCGTCCAAAATGCACAATCACTCTCACATCTGTCTCTCAAATATAAAGACAGAGTCTTGGGTAATGACCCTAGAGTTGTCATCCCATTCATCAATGATGATGGGGAATTGTTAGGTGTAAGTGGACGTGCAATAAATGACTCACCATTACGTTACCTTACCATGCGATTCATAGATGACGTTCCACTCATCTATAACCTGAATAATGTGGACAAATCAAATACTATCTATGTCACAGAGGGGCCAATAGATAGTTTATTCCTACCAAACAGTATTGCAGTAGGTGGTAGTGATTTTAAAAAGATTGATAAGAATTTAAAAGAGAATGCAATACTTATCTACGACAACGAACCTAGAAACGAAGAAATCATCAAGAAAATAGATGGTGTAATCGATGACGGATGGAACGTGTGCATTTGGGATGATAAACGAGTAGGAGAATTAAAAGATATAAATGATATGATTATGAGTGGACTAACAGTAGATAAAGTAGTAGACATTATTAACTCTTGTACATACAATGGTCTCTCTGCAAAATTAAAACTAACGGAGTACAAGAAAATATGAGTAACACGGACATCAAGGTAGTCAAGTCTGACGGTTCAAAAGTAGAAATCAATTTAGATAAAATCCACAAAATGGTAGAGAAGGCCTGTAGAGGTATTACAGGTGTATCAGAGTCATTGGTTGAAATGAATAGTGGGTTACAGTTTTATGATGGCATCACCACTAAAGAAATCCAAAAGATACTTGTCAAGAGTGCAAGTGATCTGATTTCGTTAGAATCACCAAACTATCAATTTGTTGCATCTAGACTACTATTGTTTGCAGTTCAGAAACAGGTGTTCAATACTAAATGGAAAGACTCAGAAATCTATCCATCACTCAAAGAGATTGTAGAAAGAAATATAGAACATGGTGTGTATGATGATGACATACTAAACCATTATTCAGATGAAGAATTTGAAACACTGAACAAATACATCAAACATGGTAGAGACTTAGATTACACTTATGCAGGATTGCAACAGGTAGTTGATAAGTATTTGGTTCAGGACAGATCAACAAGTACTGTATATGAAACACCACAGTTCATGTACATTTTAATTGCAATGACACTATTCAAAGAATACAAGGAGAATAGACTTGAATACATTAAACGATACTATGATGCCATATCAACTTTCAAAATTAACATACCAACACCAATCATGTCAGGAGTTAGAACTCCACTCAGACAGTTTGCAAGTTGTGTCCTCGTTGACTCCGATGATACCTTGGGGTCAATCTTCAGTTCAGACATGGCTATCGGAAGATACGTTGCTCAACGTGCAGGTATCGGAATCAACGCAGGAAGAATCAGAGGATTGGGTGCAAGAATCAGAGGTGGTGAAGTCCAACATACTGGAGTTATTCCCTTTCTCAAAAAATTCGAATCAACAGTTAGATGTTGTACCCAAAACGGAGTCAGAGGTGGAAGTGCAACAGTCCATTTCCCAATCTGGCACCAAGAAATCGAAGACATTATTGTCCTTAAAAATAACAAAGGTACTGAAGACAACAGAGTTAGGAAGTTGGACTACTCGATACAGTTATCCGAACTCTTCTATAAACGTTTCCTTTCAAATGGAGAAATAACACTATTCTCTCCACATGATGTGCCTGGCTTATATGATGCATTTGGTACACCTGAGTTCGATGAACTCTATGAGAAGTATGAACGTGCAACGTCCATACCTAAAACTAAGATTAGTGCGAGAGAATTAATTACTGATTTATTAAAAGAACGTGCAGAGACTGGCAGAATCTATATCATGAACATAGATCACAGTAATTCTCACAGTAGTTTTAAAGACAAAGTAAACATGAGTAACCTATGTCAAGAAATTACACTCCCCACAGACCCAATCGAACATATCGATGGTGAGGGGGAGATCGCACTGTGTATATTGTCTGCAGTTAATGTAGGACTTATCAAGGAGGATGAACTTGAAAACCTATGTGACCTTGCAGTAAGAGGACTGGAGGAGTTAATCGACTATCAGAACTATCCAGTCGAAGCCGCAAAGAGGTCAACACTTGCACGTAGATCATTAGGTATTGGATACATTGGTCTTGCACACTATCTTGCAAAGAACAAACTCAAGTACAGTGATGAAGGTGCATGGTCTTTGGTGCATGAACTTACAGAGAAGTTCCAGTATTATCTGTTAAAATCGTCCAACACGGTTGCAAAAGAAAAAGGTGCATGTGAGTATTTTGACAGAACAAAATATGCAGATGGTGTTTTACCTATCGACACATATAAGAAAGATGTTGATGAGATTACACCTAACAACTTATACATGGACTGGAAAGGACTCAGAAAAGATATCAAAGAGTTTGGATTAAGACACTCTACACTGACTGCACAGATGCCTTCAGAGAGTTCTAGTGTTGTTTGTAACGCAACAAACGGTATTGAACCACCTAGAGACTATCTAAGTGTCAAGAAGAGTAAGAAGGGTACACTGAAACAAATCGTACCTCAGTACTCACACCTGAAGTCTGCATATACACTACTATGGGATATGAAAGACAATACAGGATATATCAATGTGGTTGCAGTGATGCAGAAGTTCTTTGATCAAGCAATCTCAGGTAATTGGTCATACAATCCTGAGAACTATGAGAACGGTGAAGTACCTATTTCAGTTATGGCACGTGACTTATTGACTACATATAAGTACGGATGGAAAACTTCTTACTATCAGAATACTATGGATGGTAAGAAAGAAGATGTATTAGAAGAACTACCAAGTGCAGTAGATGATGCAGCTAACGTAATGAGTAATTACCAAGAAGATGAGGAAGACTGCGAGGCATGTGCAATATAGGATAAAGTAATGACTATACCATTTGAAAAGCGAACAGTAAATTATATACATCATCCCTATGGAAATGAAAAGGGTGGTAAAAAAGTATCAGGTAAAACAACTCCTGAGACATGGGCATTGTGGAAAGACAGATACGTAGTTTTACGTAATTTTATCCCTAAAGAAATTATCAACATGACACTTGATGCATGGAAAACTGTCGAACAGAATGAGAATTGGGACAGTGCAATCATGTATCGTGAAGAAAAAGATATCACTCACATGACACCTGATGATGCGATAAACAAATCTAAGGGTGGTTACTGCACACCATGGGCAGTTGCATTACACAGATATATCAGAGATAGGTTGACTGATGTTATAGACATGAACCTAAAAGAAACTTACTCTTACACACGTAAGTATGACAGAGGTGCAATATTAACTTCACATACTGATAGACCTTCATGTGAAATCAGTGCGACACTTTGTTTAGACTATCATACTGATGATGGTAAACCATGGAAGATATGGGTACAGAATGATCAGGACTATATTGACTTCGAAGATAACAAAAAATTAGTTGAAATAACACAGGGTGTCAGTCCACGTAAGAGAATTGAAAACGGTGCAAAGTGTGTTGAACTAGAAGTTGGTGATATATTATTATATCAAGGCCCTAACATACCACACTGGAGAGATAGATTACTAGGTGATTATAGTTATCACATCTTTGTGCATTTCTTTCATCAACATTCTAAAATAGGAATGATAGATGGTGCAACGTATATGCCTGAAGACAAGATTGCTGGTGAGCACATCGTGTTAGAATACGATGGTAGAAAGAACAGATATGAGACAAACATCGATGAGTCTGCAGATAGAAGAAAGAAATTCATAGATTTTATTAAATGGTGGGATAATGGATTATATAGAGATACCAAAGGAAAGAAAGGTGATTACTGTAATAACTATGACCATCTTGTGCAATTTGAACCGAAGGAGAAGAAATGATTTTTGAATGCGAAGGCCATCAAGTGTCTATTATTCCAAATGAGAATTCTAGACGTTACACTATCACTGAATTTTATAACGGACAAGAAGTAAGTTTTAGAAGAGAAACAAAAGAAAGAGCAGAAAAACTTGCGAAGAAGTACAAGGACTTAGGATATGACAGTTTTTAACAAAAAGAATGTAGACTTCACCAAACAAAAGATATTCTTTGGTGAACCTTTGAACACTCAAAGATTTGATGAGTTCAAATACCCTATATTTGATAAACTAACACAAACACAATTAGGTTTCTTTTGGAGACCTGAAGAAGTGTCATTACAAAAAGACAGGTCTGATTACGCAACTCTGAATGATGCACAAAAACATATTTTTACATCAAACCTGAGATATCAAACACTTCTTGATTCTGTTCAGGGAAGGGCGCCCTCCATAGCATTTTTACCCTTTGTGTCCTTACCTGAACTAGAGTCTTGCATTATCACATGGGACTTCATGGAGACAATCCATAGTAGATCATATACACATATTATTAAGAATGTATATGCAGACCCTAGTGACATCTTTGACACTATCTTAGATGAACCTGCAATTGTAAAACGTGCAGAAATGGTAACAGAAAAGTACGACGAGTTTATTGCATTGGGACGAAGAAGGTTACTAGGACTCAAGGTCGATGACTATGACTTATATAAGGCATTATACCTTGCACTTATCTCAGTTAATATCCTAGAAGGTATACGATTCTTCGTCTCTTTTGCATGTTCATTTGGATTCGGAGAACTGAAACTGATGGAAGGTAGTGCAAAGATTATATCTTTCATTGCAAGAGACGAATCACAACACCTTGCAGTGTCACAACACATTCTGAAGTGTTACAAGAACCATGAGAACGATAAACTCATGAACAAGGTCATGAAGGATTGTGAGAAAGAAGTTTACGAATTATATGAGAATGCAGTCAGTCAAGAAAAGGAATGGGCTGAGTTCTTATTTAAGAATGGTTCTATGATTGGACTAAGTGTGCCTTTGTTGAATCAATATATAGAATATATTTGTAATAAGAGATTACGTGCAATAGGACTAAATCCTATCTATGATATCTCTTCAACAAATAACCCTTTACCATGGACTAAACACTGGTTCAACAGTAGAGGACTACAGAATGCACCACAAGAGACAGAGATTGAATCTTATGTGATTGGTGGTATTAAACAAGATGTGTCAGATGACACTTTTGCAGACTTTAAATTATGAGAAAATGGCACGAAATATTATGGGGGTCTAAGGAAGAGGATGATGCAATACGAAAGGTTGCAGAGAAATCTCCTGACCCTGATGAATTAACAATCGAAAATGCTTACAAGACTAGATGGATTTGGTATCACACCATTTTAGGTATTCTGATTGCAACAACTAATCTAATCTTGATGGGTATTTTCATATTACTGGCAATAAAACTATGATAGAAATATACGGAAAACCACAGTGTCCTTTTTGTGACAAAGCAAAAGCATTATGCGAACAGAAAGGATATGCATATTCGTACCTGTCCTTAGGTACAGATTTTACCACTGAAGAGTTGTTTGAAACCTTCCCAACTGCACGTACATTTCCCCAAATTAGGGTAGATGAGGTCAATATTGGGGGTTATACTGAGCTCAAAGAGTGGTCAGACAGTCAGATTGGTGACATAACCATCTGATTTTAAACGAAAATAAAAGAGCTTGACATTGTGCGTACATATAAGTTATACTTACCCTCTAAAGACAAACAAGACGTGATCTGTGCTAGATGGGTGCATCTATTTCGAATGATCGATAGGGAGTTTCAAGAGGTAAGGGTATATACTGCAGGATTAGACTTCTCTGAGTCAGATGCAAAACATCCACTTCCCTATGCAGTATTAGATGGTCAAAAGAAATCATTTGAATCTCTATGGGATAAAATCATTGTCAAGACTGGACTAGCGAGAGACGATTACGTACCCAATTATGACGACTAAGAACATACAACTGTATTGCGATCATTGTGATCTAGATATGGAACTGAAAATTAAATTAGACACTACAAATCATGAATATGAGGAGGAGTTACCTCCTGTTGAATTCTGTCCATTATGTGGTGAAGTTATTTACGATGACGAAGAGGAAAGTGAATTAGAACATGACGAAGAAGATATACTTTGACAATATCCATGTTGATTTCCACGGACAAATCCGAGACAAGAAACGTATAACGAAGTATGTACGTAACGTGTTGCATTATTTTATGCCACGATTACGTCGAAATGTAGTCATTGATATCTCATTTAAGAAAGGATTAGATGGTGATGTCTATGGTTACTGTTTAGGTGATAAACACAACGTAGAGATTGAGATATTCAAGGGTAATTTGACACTTGATCAGATGATGTTGACACTTGCACATGAATTAATTCATGCAAAACAGTTTCTGAAGGGTGAATTATCACCTACATGTCGTAACTGGAAAGCCCACAATGTGGTGCATAAACCATACTCACGACAACCATGGGAACTGGAAGCATACAAAAAAGAGGAGTTAATTCACGACATGTTTTGGGTAAAATAAGTGTTAAAAAAGCTTGACAAAGCTACCCAAAATGCACTATACTAACAGTATGGAAAATAAAGTAGTGAAAAGAATCTTCGTCGATATGGACGGAGTGGTTGCCGATTTCCTTGCAGGATGCAGTGAAATGTTGGGTAAACCATTAACCAGTGATGACGCTGGTCATTCTGAGTATGACCTCAGGAAAGAAGAATTAACTAACAAAAGACTATTTGGACTATTACCTCCAATGGTCGATTATGCAGACCTCATAGGATACATCAAACACACTGGTGTTCCTTGGGAGATACTAACTGCTGCTGGTAAAGTGAACAGAGAGTTAGTAGTGTATGATAAGAACAAGTGGGTAAGAAAGTATATCGACCCTACAGTGGTTGTGACTTGTACTTACAGTGGTAGTCAAAAAGCTGCATTTGCAGAGAAAGGTAGTGTCCTTATTGATGATAGACCAAAGAACATCAAAGCATGGGAAGATGCAGGTGGTATCGGAATCATCCATGAGAGTGCAGAAAAGACTATAAATATACTAAAAGGTTTGAGAAACGGTAAGAGTGGTACCTAGGAACGAGCAGGAAGAGTAGCCCCCTGCATTACCGTTTCTCATTTTAGAACCATATATAATAAGACAGGACTTAATCCTGTCTTTTCGCACATGAGGTGAATATGAAAAAATTTTGGTTATGGGTGAAGTCCCTATTTACCACACGATATAAGGTCACAGTATCATTCAATAAAGAGTGGGGTGATTCTGATGATCGTACATACGTCACTAAAAAGGTATTAGTGCAGAAAGAAAAACATCTAAAGTTCAGAACTGAGGAAGGTAAGATCGTAGAGTATAGAAGTTCTGCAGGACTGAATTATATCATAGAAGACTATGAATATGGAGAAGAGTTATGAACCAATTATTCATTGGAATCATTCTTGTACTAGGACTGGGGTCTTGGTACCTATGGAATGAAAATCAAACGTTAACAGCAAACAACGTCAAGTTGGAATTCGCAGTAGAAGAACAAAAGGCAGCCTTTAATGCGATGAAAGAATCGTATGAGAAACAAGGAGTATCCCTACAGAACTTACAACGTGCAAATGCACGAATCGAGGCAGAGAAAGACCAGTATTTGGAAATCTTTCGAAAACATAATTTAGATAAACTTGCATTGGTAAAACCAGGCCTGATTGAAACAAGAGTAAATAATGGTACCAAGGCAGTATTTGAGGATATAGAGAATGATAGCAAAAACATTAGCGCTCTCGACACTACTAATAGCGATTAGTGGGTGTTCACTACTTGGAACTAAACAAGTTGAAATAGTAACAAAACCTGTACAGATTGATATAATTCAACCTACACTACCAAGAGACATTAATCTACAAACTCCAAAATGGTATGTGGTATCAGAAGCAATTATTGCTAATCCATGTATCAAGAGATTACAGGATGATGGGTCTATGAAGAGACCTAAGACATGTCTACCTGAAGACAGAGAATATCCTGAGTGGCCTGAGGGTTATACATACTTAGACAGGTTCTTAGATGACATGAAGAAACTAAATGGTGGTGACGTAGTATTTGTTGCAACCACAATAGGTGACTACGAAATGATGTCTGCAAACATGCAAGAGATTCGCAGATACATCAGAGAACTAGGAGAAGTCATCGTATATTATCGTAATGTAACACTACCTGATGGACAAGAAGGTATTGGTGTGGAAGTGAAAAAGAATGAGACCAAATCAGACTAAAGAACAACAGTACTCACCTGCAAGGGGTGAGATACTCAGATTGTTCCCTACTACCATGTTCAGAGGATTCATGCCTTTGGACACTAAACAAGTTTGTGACGATGTACGTGATATTGTCAAAGAGGTAGAGGAACGAGAAGAGAACACATGTAACAATTACACTACCTATTTCATACAAGATATTAGAGACAAACAAAAACAGTGGTCATGGTGGAATGACTTCTCTAATGTCTTAAAGGACTCATACATTGAGTTCATTACCACTCAATATAACATGACAGTTAGAGACTTAAACAGACAAGACATACATCTGTTTGCATGGGTCAATAGATACACTAAGAAACACTGGCATGATACACATAACCATGTCAATGCATTAGTGTCAGGTACCTACTATCCTCTTGCAGAGGGTAAACAACCAATTAAATTCTTTAGTCCATCAATTAGTGCAGACTTTGGTACACGTGCAGAACAAGGAAACATTACACTAGATGGATATGAAGATTGTGAGTTTTGGGGTACTACAGGTGTACAATCAGAAATGAGACTGTTCCCACGTGATGGAGAATTCCTGTTGTGGCCTTCACACTTACTACATGGTGTTGGTCTGGCAGATGATGATGCACCTGATGATTATGAACGAATATCAATATCATTTAATTTAGATCATAGAAATGCACAAGACTTAAACGAGTGCAGAGAGAATGGTACACCACTCTCATACGACTTTTTACCCAAATGAAACCATATATTACAGAAGAACTGTGGAAATTAAGTCCACACTTAGAACCAACATTTGATGAGAAGACTCAGGTTGTAACCATCGATAACTTCTTTGCAAATGCAGAGGACATACATGAACACTTATCGACACGTCCTGTACCCATGTGGAAATATAACAGTGAACGTGATAGTCGTAATGGTATTGATTATAATGATTGTCGTGTTGTAGATTTTGTAGGTCATCCTACACGTTTATATGAAAACAGTATTGAAACTATGAAACAAATCTGTAGACGATACTGGAACAAAGCGAACTATCATTGTAATGATAACATAGAGATAAATTGTTTTCAACCACTTGCAGTAACTGATAACAAGTATCAACACTACCCACATACAGATAGTGAGTTAGCGACTGCAGACGATATGTCGACACTTAATCTGATAGTGTATCTAGATAAGATCGAAGATGGTGGTACTGCAGTATATGGTGGGGAGTGGATATGGAATGCAGAACATCAGAATCTATTGTATCCAGTAGAAGAACTGTTTACCATTGACCACATCATACCTGCAAAGTTCAATCGATGTGTTATATTCCCAGGCAATAGATTGCATGGTGCATACATAAACGACTACAGTAAATACAAAGACACATGGAGATACTCTTATGTGCGATTCTTTCATCCAACACTATAATGGCTAACTTACACATACTCAAGAAACAGAATAACTTTGATAGGTCACCAAACTTTTTGATGGTTGGTGATCAACTATTAGATCGAAGAGACTGTGACAAAATTATTGGTCACCACCTTGCATTACCCTTTGAAGATATATGGGAGAATGTAGATGGTATTGGTGGTAAAGTCGCTGCTAAGAATGAACGTGCAATGGACTCTACATGGAAATACGAATCTGACTTTAAAGAGTTCACAGTGTTGCATCCTGATGAACAACCATTTGATGAATGTATGGAGATTGTAACACCATACTTACCTAAGAACGAAGATTACGATGGTGTCAACTATGCACAGATCATTAGATACAAAGAAGATGCAATGTTCCAGTGGCATAAAGACGTTGCAGATGGTAATGATACTGCAACTGCAATATTTTTCCTTAACGATGAATATGAAGGAGGTAGATTAAATGTCGAAGGACATCTTATACAACCTAGACTAGGTACTATGGTGACATTTAATAATTCTACTGAAAGATGGCATAGTGTTGAACCCATATACAAAGGAGAAAGATGGGTGTTAGCAATATGGTTTGGTAGATATCACGAAACAACAATCGAATCAATAGATGGAGCTGATGATGAATCAGAACAATACGCAGAAATGCAGTCAGTGTCAGACATTAATCGATCTGACGAAAGTTAAATATTGGAATGATGATAGTGGACTACACGTATTTTGCGATGCATATTGTAGTCACGACTGGCACATAGAAAGAGATAAGAAAAGGAAGTTCAAGAAGAAGGTAAAATAATGTATGCATTACAAGATGTCGAGTCACGTAAGTTCTTTGGATTATTCATGCATATACCAAAGACTGCAGGTACCTTCATTCGATCATATATTCGTGAAGCATATAGTGGTAAGGTAGAAATACGGAATCCACATCACTTTTTACCAACGTATGCAGATGAAAGGATAAAACAGAATCCTTATTATCAATCCATACTTGATCATCCGAATTTACCTATCGATGACTATGCACATCTAACACTTGAACAGGCATTTAAAGTGTTCCCTACACTCAAGGAGTGGATTGCAGATCACGATATAGACGTATTCACTGTTACACGTAATCCATACGATAGATTTGTGTCTGTTATGAGGTTCATACCAGTGATGATGAACTTAGATATGGATATAAAAGGAGTCCCTAAGTTTAGAGGACAATTGAAACCACATGAGTTTCATGCATTATATACCAATCTCTTAACATTACCCCAAGCAGAATGGATTATGCATGAGGGTGAACAGATATCTCGTATTATCAAGTTAGAGGATGTCACTGACACTATAGTGTCTCTCACTGGTGATCTTAAAGTTGACTTTCGAGACAGATGGTGGACTAATGAAGATGCGAGTAAAGCATTACAACTTGATTTCAATATACCTAAGTTTGACCTAGATATAGAGACACGTAAATTTGTGGAATGGTTATGGAAAGATGACTTTGATTTGGGGCTGTAGCTCAGTTGGGAGAGCGCCTGATTTGCATTCAGGAGGTCGTGGGTTCGATTCCCTCCAGCTCCACCATGAGGTGATATGTATAGTATAAGAAACGCAAAGATAGAAGACAAGGATGATTGTCTAAGAATACAACATCAGAATGGCATACAATCAGACGAATACTTGTGGGATGAATACAAGTGGGCATTTGTACTTAACAATCTACATGACTCATGGGTGTTGATACACGATGAAAAGGTTGTAGGATATGCAGTCGGATTGATACGTACTATCACTGAACAAGACTATTTTCCACTTGACTTACAAGGAGAGATAGGTTGGTACTATATGGACTTGTGCGTAGAAAAACCACATAGACATGAGGGAACTGACACCATAGTGTCATTTGTCAATGACAGGTACCCATTGAATTACGCACATATACAAGAAGAAAACATAGGTGTATGGAAGGCAGCCATACGTAATGGGTGGCAGAAGATCGGTCTTGTCAAAAACTATTTTGATAGTGGGGATGCATATACCATTATACATGAACAATAATTTCGGAGAGGTGGCAGAGCGGTTGAATGCACTGGTCTTGAAAACCAGCATACGTGAGAACGTATCGAGGGTTCGAATCCCTCCCTCTCCGCCAGTGACTAACTAACAGGAGAAAGTCATGAATGTACGAGAACTAGATGTAAAGATTCGACAATGGCACCACGACAGAAATCTTATCGAAGGTGCAAACGATAAAGACCAAGTATGCAAACTGATTCAGGAGGTTGGTGAACTCAGTGATAATGTATGCAAAGGTAACGATATCAGGGATGATATCGGTGATTGTATTGTAGTGTTAACCAACATTATGGAACGTAATAATCTGACACTACAGGAATGTATGCAAACTGCATACGATGATATCAAAGATCGTACTGGAACCATGATCGATGGTATCTTTGTAAAGGATGGGTATCATAAACCTATTCTACCATGGACTGAAGCGGAGGAACACTTCTAGTGTCTGTATTTAAAGGAAACGTTAGAGACGTTGTATTTCAAAATTGGACATTCACGGTATCAGATGATGGTATTACGTTTGAGTCTGACCTGTCTCTAAATGAGTTAGGACTAGAGAACCACCAAGACCTACAAGTTGAATTGGTCGATGGGTGTGTTAAATTGCGTAAGAAAAACCCTTTACAAACTGACCTAGATTTAGTATAATAACCTTATGGGTTATTTAAATCTAAGTAATAGTATTCGTTATGGGCCTCATGGTAAAAGACGTAAAACACGTGCATTTACTAAGAAGTCAAAACGTACTAAATATAATGAACTAATCGCAACTCAACAAAAGATTTATGATCAAGTGATGCGAGAGGTGAAAGAAGAGATTCCTTCACTCAAAACTAATGCAACAGGGTGTCTCACACCACGTGTGGAACCCATGCAATATACAGGTGAACGTAAGTTACTGGGTATTGCAACAATGCATAAGTCTAATCTTGTTCCAGTCTTTGCAGAAGAGAATGGTGGTTCACAATATGCAAAAGACCTTGCGAGGATGAGACGGTGAATGTGGTTGAAGGTTTATTATTAATAGGTGTCATGGTTGTCATATATAAGTATTACAACGATGATAATAACAAATATTCATAATGGAGAATTAATAAATGGCTATTGAATTAGTATGTGTAAAGACGAAAGATAATGGAGTGACCTCTGAAGATATCAATCGTTTTAAACTATCATTAGATAGAATGCGAGTGACACGTTCTGATGGATTTCAATTCTGTCGATTGAACGTACTCACTGATGATAAGACTGGACTCGACGAAGGTATTCGTGTGGTTCCGTATCTAGGTAATGAAGAGATTACCAATCCCAACTTTCATGCAATTGAATTGCACAATTACGATGACTACTTTGGTACAGGTACCAAGACTATGTATTTTGATGCAAACTGTATTGCAAGAGACTTAACTCAAGGGTTCTGTTTCGATGGTATTCCTGATAGAGGGACTACCAGTGAGACAAATGTTAAATTCTCACGTGAAGACCGTGATCGTATCGAAGATGAGAACCTTGCATTCCTACACCTTGCACCTAACTGGTGGGCCGTAGAAGAGAATGCACCTAAGTATTCAGATTGTTACTTTGGTTTTGTCGCAGGTGACACACGTGACCTCTATCGTAAATTCATGACAGACCCTGCAGGGTATCAAGAGAAATACCAAACACTGGGTGAGTTCTATGAGAACGAATTCGAAGGGTACGTCTTACCAGTACCATTGGGTGCTGTCGGTGGTTATTACGTCAATGATGAGACTAAGAATCGTGCAGTCAACGCCCATTTTGAAGAAAAGATCAGACCTCTCTATGAAGAAGACCAAAACCTATGGAGAGGAATGGGTGGTGAACCTGAAGCAAAATATATCGAATTCGATCATGAATATCGTGATATCACCAAACAAACGTCTATTCTATACCTAGACAGAGGGGAAGACAACATCGACCCATTTGCAGATAGGTATCTCCACCTGTGGGTATTGTAAAACAAAACATACACTCACTGTGGAATAACGATAACAAGACATTAATTTTCCACGATAATGGGGGTCTAACACTAGACCCCTTTTACTATAAAGAATATAAGAACTTTCTCACTCTCGAAGAATGCAACACACTTGCACGTATTATCATAGAGGAAGAAGAACGCATTCTGAATATACCCAACGATAGCCAGAAACCTTACGAAGGGTTAACTAAACAACACACCGTATATAACTGGTTCAATCATCCTAAAGTGTCGTTTTTGAATATACCACAACGCCTCGCAGAGTTACCTGAATTTAACACTTGGAAGTGTTATCTATTTCAGTGTTGGACT